GTAATTTGCTACTACTTTTGTAGATTTTAAAGCAGGTGTTTCTGATGCTATAACTGGCTCGGATTTAACTTCATCCATAACCTTTGGCTCTTCAACAGGATGAGATGCTTCCCAACTTGCTATTAGAGTATTAAGTGTTTCTGTCTTTAAGTCATCGTGACCGGACATTCCCATTTCTGATGCTTTAGTAACTAAAGTCATTCTTTCGTCTTCTATTCTTTGAGACTCAACAGTTTCGTATTCATTAACACGACTGTTAGCCATTACCAAATCTGCTTTCAATGCCTCAATTTCTGCGGCGTAATTAATTTCTGAATCTGTTATTTCTTCTGTCATAGCAATTACCTTTCCTGCTTCGCTGACATTGGAAGAGGTAGAATGACTTATAATAGTTGCTATTAGTTCTTCCGGTTTCTCTATCTTTTTGACTGAATCAATGGTTGCTCTTGAGTACGCCGGACGATGAACAATAGCCAAATGGTCAAAAGTAAAATCTTCTCCAAATACTATTCCGTTTTCATCTGCGGATACGGGAATGCCCGAACCACCTATAGAAACACCGTATTCCGGCTTTAACCATAATCCCGATTCTGCGGCTTCAAATAATTCCGCTCTTAGTATATGGGCTATGTATCTAACTTCATAACCACCACCTATAGTTGGAAAGAAAGAAGCGGATTTGATATACCCAACATTAGCCATATCTACCCCCCCGGAGATATTTCTGTCAAATCCACCCCCACTTTCTATTGGGTCGGGATGGTTTAAAGTTAAATCCGCTCCTTCCATCTGTCTAGCAACATTTTTTGCACCTTCGGGTGTTAATGACCAATCGTTTTTATTCATACCTTCATGGAAGGCTACACCACGTATTTCTATAATAGTATTTCCTGTGGATGCTTCTACTATTGCTTCCATGTCACCTAATTGTAAATCTAAAGTAACGGCTATCTTTTTACACTCACCTGCTATAAGTTCTTCTCCTACTGGACAAGTGCAATCTTCTGATGCTTTTTTCTTTTTATGGTAAGAAGCATCTTCTTTGAATTCATGTCCTTTGTGTGCTAACATACAAGCCTCTTCTGAATTACCTGCTCCTGTACATCGAGACATAAAAGCATCGTGACTTTCTGTATTATTAGGACTAGGAACTGCCGCTACCATATCAGCCGAATCTATATTACTTGCGTCACCAAGACAAACACCCGCAGTTTCACATTTTTGTGGTTCTCCACAAGAGTCACACCCTGTTGCTTCGGAAATAACTTTATCCATAACGGCTAAATATTAGCGGTGCTTTATTAAACTATGTTTTAATTAAGATTGTAACCATTCTACAAATTGCCATAATATTGCTAATAAAGACGCTAAACTTATTAATAACATTTTCAAGTTACCTAATAAACTATCTATATCTTCTACACACCCATCTAATTCTTGGATGATATTTTCGTCTTCTTCCTCATTGTCCACGATACTATATAGGTAGAGTGACTTAGAAATATTACTTCTTCTTGCCGCTTGGTTTATCGTTTTCATCAAAATCTTGGTAATCAAGAATATCATCGGGTGTTCTTTTATGTGTAGTATTAAACTCATCCATAGCCAAATCGTGCTTTTGTCTTAATGACTCCATACTAAGGTCATGTTTAATTTTGTGTTCTTCAAGCATTCTAATGTGGGACTTTTCTGCTTCGGTAGCATTTACATCTGCTTGTAATTCTTCCGGCAAAATGTTAATTTTTGCAGTTTCTTTACCCTTAAACAAATCTAATACATTTGTTATAATAAGAAGTGCCGGCCCACCAAGTAGACCTATTACTGTTAATTGTGAATCTGATATATCTCTTTGTTCGACTATACTAAAGTAAGAAGCAGTAGCCGCTATGACTACCCAAGCCATAACTACACCTAAACCAAACACTAACATTAGTTTGTCATTAGGCCCGCTACTCTTCGACATGATTATTAAAGGAAGCGGCTGATTTATCAATATATTTATTCAGCATCTACTATATCGGTTGCACCCGGTTGAGTATTTTCTCTAGGAACTTCACCAACTTCACTAGGAGAATTCATGTCTAATCTCTTCTCTCCTTCTGCTCCTATTAAGGGAAGATTAAGCATTTCTAAACTTTGATTTAGTGTAATAAGTCCGTTAGTGTAGCCCATTGTAACTCTTTGCATAGTATTAAGTGGAGTCTCGGTGTCCATAGTATCAAACTCTATTTGTGGTAAATCTTGCATTGTGTGAGGAATATTTAGTAAATTTAAATGAAGACTAAATAATTTACTACAAGAATCGTGACAAATTCTGTGCATACGACTTATTGCTTGTACGGCCCACATATTAGCATTGAATGTTGCCGCAAACGTAGAACCTTTTTCTTGACCGGATGCTACTCTTGGAACTTGCAGAACTGCCGCTATGTCACCATTTACACTATCTAGGAAATCAGAACTGTTAGGTAAAGCATTTTCAAGATTAACGTGATGTAATTCTACATAGTGAGGAAGTACAGGTATTTGGTCGCCACGCAATCCTTCAAATAAACCAATAACTTCATTCATAATATGATTTAGTCTATCGCTTTGTTCTGCGGGGTCAGTAATGTGTTCAATAGCATCTTTACTAATAGTAATGTATTGTTTGGTCATAGCATCTTCAAGACTTATACGATTATTCATCGTATTGTACTTCATTCGTATTGGTTGTTTTAGTGACGTAAATCTTGACGCACCCCATATACCATATGTGGTTCTGCCTTTGTTATCTACAAACCAATTACTTCTAGCATCTATTTTAATGTGCATAATTTCATTAGCGTTAAATTTTTTCACCCCTAACTTCATTTCACGCAAAATATAATATAACGCTCTTGTTATAGGATTATCTTGGTCGGCATTAAATATGCTTCCTAGTTCCCCTCGCTCATCTACTATTGTCATTTGTTTGACGGGTAAACTTTGTAAGTCAGTTATACCTACACCTTGCTTGCCGACTATTTTGTTAATGTCATTTCCGTAAACCATTAGTCCACGCATAGCATTAATTAAGAAATCATCAAAATCTAGGGTTTCTTCTACTAATGTTTTTATAGCGTTTCTTATTGTAGCATTCTTACCTTTAGTATAATTAACTTCATAATTATTACCTGTAAGTGAAACGGCTCTTACTGCCCCATTTAATTCAGGGTCAAGTTTTAACATATTGTCAAACAAATCAAACTCACTATCATATTTACTATCAGAGCGTAATTTTTCTGTATCTCTTACTAAGTCCGGTATTCCCGCAACAGAATTAAATTTCTGATTACTGGGCATTCTTATAGGTATTTTTTCTTCTGCGACTACATTTTTTCCAAACGGCCACCATGCTCTGCGCTCTGACATATATCCTCCACATTTCTAATGTTTTTTAAACAATTCGGTTAATTTATTCTTTTTTTTCGATTATTAACAAAAATAATAAAACGCAATACTGCAAGCAAGTTGCTAATTAATTTTATTTCTTCAATAACATATTTCTTAAGGGGGTTTTAGAAACATATCTTTGAACAATAAAAAGAATTACAAAAAACGATTAACTGCAATCCATTAATTCTTTCTAGGGTGATATATTTAGCACAAAAGAATTAACTTTATTACCTGTTTGATGTTCGCTAAGTATATGGGAAGCGAGCCTAAACCGCTATTTGATAGAAAAATAAGTAATGACCTAATAACTCGTCATGCTACAAACGGTTGGAGAAATAGAAAAGACTTTGCTACTTTTTTACACGACTTAGAACCAAGTAGAACACAACATGCTTGGGAATGTGCTATTAGTAGATGGGTAATTAAAGATTCTACAAATAAAGTGGTATATTTACAAGATGAAGAATTACATATTAAATTACCTGTATCTACCGCTAAAACATGGTATGATGGTTCAAAAGACGTTTATCTAACTTTTTTGAAAGTAGCAACTACTATTCTCAAAGTGAAGGGAACTAAACATAGAATGATGAAGAAAGCATATTCTAATCAATTTAATACTACGGGTTCTGAACAAATGAGCATTAAAGATATGGCTATAGAATTTGAAATGCCTGTTGCATGGATGCAAGAATATGTTAGAAATAACAAATGGAGTCATGCTATGAGCATCTTTACTGATGAAGAAATTTCTGAACTTGACGAAGATGCTTTAGAACAGTTAGCATTTGAAGAAAAGAAAAAATCTATTGATTTTCTACTAAAAAGAAAGATGAGAAGAAAGGTAGAAAACGATGCTATGAAAATGCAACAATTAGATGTAACACTACTAAACGAATTTAGAGAACTTGTATCTACTACTAAGATAACAATTCCTAGAAAAAAGAGATTACCTAAAGATTCTAATTTATCTGTTGTTATATCTCCTACTGATTTACATTATGGTAAATATGGTTGGGAAGATGAAGTAGGTGAAACATATACTATGGATGAGGCTAAACATAGATTAATGGATAGAACACAAAACTTGATAGATAGACTCCCGGCTATTCCCGAAAGAATATTTGTAACTGCTGGTAGTGATTGGTTTCATGTAGATAACGAAGATGGCACTACTACACAAGGTACTGCACAAGATAGAGATGGTTCACCTGCTAAAATATTAATGGGTGGATGTAGATTAGCAAGAGAACATATAGATATGTTAGCGGGCATAGCGCCTGTCACCGTTGTATTTATGCGTGGTAATCACGATAGACATACTTCACTAGCACTTATGATGTATTTAGATGCAGTTTATGAAAACACAGAACAAGTTACAGTAATTAATTCTCCAAAGTTAAGACAATACATACAATGGGGTAATAACCTTCTAGGATTTACACACGGAGATGGAGCAAAAAGTATTGACTTACCTGCGTTAATGTCTACAGAGGCAAGAGAACAATGGGCTGAATCTCGACATCACACTTGGTTTCACGGACATTTACATCACATTAAAACTACAGAAAAACATGATTGCATGATTATTCAATTACCTAGTTTAGCAGGGCATGATAGATGGCATTATAGAAAAGGCTACGTTATGGCTAGACCCGGTATTTACGCGCATTTGTTAGATAAAGATTTAGGTGTAGTAGGAAATATATTCGCTCCGGTGGTGTAAATGGACATAAATTTTTCAATGGAAAGGTCACGCACAGATGTTTCTTATTTTTATCGTTGGTTAGGTTATACTTGGGGCAAACACATTGGCGAATGGATGGAAATGTATGGAACAAGGGGAGATGTGCAAGTTCATCGAGTTTGTATTATTGCACCGCGTGACCATAGTAAGTCTACTACTTTGCGTGTTAAATTATTACATTGTGCGTTGTTTGAACAATGGAGAAATAAACCTTTTAGTTGTTGGATGTTTTCAGCCAGTAAAGACTTAGCAGTTAGAAGGTTAGAAGAAATAAGGGAAGACTTAAAACGACACCCGCAATTGAGCCGCTATTTAGATACACGAAGGGGTAATAAACTTGAACTACGATTTACAAACGGCGCGTGGATTCGTGCAACCTCGGTGGGTAGTGCTATTCGTGGAGAACACCCCGCTTGTATTGCTTTTGATGACGTATTAGATGATAGTGGAGATAACACTTCTTTTAGTAATACTGCACAATGGTTTAGAAAGAAAGTTACACCTATGTTGTCGCCGGGAACTTCTATTTATTGTGTTGGTACACCTATGTCCATGACAGACCTGTATCATACTGAAATGTTAGAAAACAAGGCTTGGGTAAGCGGAGTTTGGTCTGCCGTGTTAAATTGGGATGAATATAAACAAGACCCCGAAAATATAACTCCTATTGAGTTATGGCCGGAGTTTAGACCAATTGATTTCTTATTAGAACAAAAAGAGGCTATGGGAGAATTATCTTTTGTGCAAGAGTATTTGTGTAAAGTTATTGACGATGAAGCCGCAGTATTCCCTAGAGCCTTAACTAGAAAACATTTAGACCTTGATGTAGTGTTTGAGGCAGAAAAAAATCACAATGAAGTTTATTGTGTTGGTTTTGACCCTGCTCATGGTTTAGGACAAGATTACAGTGTGATGGTATGTCTTAGACAAGATAGTGACGGTTTTGTTCATCTTGTAAATATATGGAGAAGAAATGACTTTCCACCGGATAAACAAGCAGATATGTTAATTGAATGGAATAAGAGATATGGTTCGCCTATGTTTGCTATTGAGGCAGTAGGATTTCAACAAATGTATGAAAGTCTAATTAATCAGAAGGGAGCAGTTCTTGACTATCGTGAAAGTAAAGTTAGCAATAGAACATTAAAACAAGGTTTGATGAATCGTTTAAGAGTATGGTTTGAGCGTGAGTTAATTATCTTGCCATATGGTAGCGACCATACTAGAAAGGTTATAAATCTGTTATTAGAAGAATTAGAAACACACGCTTGGAGAGATGGCATTATTATAGATTTAGGTCGTCATAATGACTTAGTAATGGCTTTGGCTCATGCAATAGACCAATTCCAACATAAATCAATAGGTGTACCCGTTTTAATGAAAACTGCTAGGCAAGGAGAATGGAATGGTGGAGTAGCAGGGCCACAAAGAACTTCTAGTCATAGTTTGGGTGGTCGTGTAATAAATAGAAGAGGGTTATAATGATGGCGCGTGGTTATGCTAGTAGAAAAGGACCAAAAAGTCGAAAGAGTGTTATCAAGAACTCTCTCATAGAATTATTTGAGGGTGATTATTTTAATGAGTGGCGTACAAGTGCTGAAATCGCCGATGAAGTAACTAAAAGTCTTAGTAAACATTGGGGTGGCGTTTCATCCCATGTAATCGGCAGTATCATGGTAAGACATCTTAAAACCCATAATATTATTCGCAAATATAAATTTGGTGTTAGTGGCGCAGTACGCTATATTAGTCAAGAAGGTTTTGATGCTTTATAAAGCGTTTTCAAAAAAATAAAAAATTTTTCAAGAGGTGGCGGCCATGGTGGAGATGTGCCCTTAAGCGTGTTTTTGGATGGTTTGCCAAAAAACGCCCATAATAGGGCCTATCTCTTGCGTAAAAAACGGCTGGGCGGCAAGAGTACCTAAACTATCTAAAGTACCGGCTATGGGCCTTGAAATAGCCCAATATTGGGTATTTCGTGCCTATTACTATGTAGGGGCTGAGAAGAGGATATCTTTCTCAGCCCCAAAGTGGACTGTTGAGGTCTTGAGTATCATGATTCAATCTTGATAATCTGACATCCTGAAATACTGCTCATGAAAACGAACAAATCGTTTTGTTGATTCAATTGATATTTTGGTTGAGATATCTATATCGGTTCGGTCTTTGAATCTAAATTCATCATGTTCAAAATTGAATTCGTAATTCATGAATAATGTACCGCATCCTGAATGTGGTGGATTGACCAAATGTAGTTCAACGAATCCGGCTCTATTTCTTGAACCAATATCAATGAATAATTCAACGAATCGAGTCACTTCAAACTCATGCCCATCTATGACCAATTCAAGCCCATAGGGTGAATTCATTGAGTCACCTTCCTATTGAGGCATGATTGGCATATAACGGCCTTCAGAGTGCGTCTATCAAACGCATATGATGTCTCTAGTTTACAGATAACGCATTGATGTTTGAGGTTTGAATATCTGAAGCCCATGTGGAATATGTGGTTCATCATTTGGGCGTTATTTTTTGGTATTGCGATAAAGTCATAATCTGAGATATCGAACGCTCTGATGGTCTTAATTAATCTCTGTAATTTACGGGCTTTATTTTTCTGAGTTTTTAGATTCTTAGATGTGATTATTTGGGCTTGAGTCATGTCCGAATTATTCGGGCCACTATTGACCGTACCGCTCAAAGGGCACGCCTTCAAGTGGTTCGCTGATGAACCATCTATTTGCTTAGATGTACGGCATCC